GATGTCAATGGTGACTAACGAGTCATTGATGGTTTTAGAGAATGAAACCGTATTTGCTCAAGGTGTAAATCGTACATACGATGACTCTTTTGGCATTGATGGCGCAAAAATCGGGGATACATTGAATATACGCCGCCCACCGCGCTTTATCGGTACATCAGGCCCTAACTTGAATGTAGAAGATTACAACCAGACATCAATCCCTGTTGTAGTTGGTGATACCACTAAATACGGTGACCAATTCCACGTTGACGTAGCATTTACCACTAAAGACTTAAAATTATCACTTGGCGCATTTAGCGATAACTTGATTAAACCAGCCGTAGCAGCGATTGCTAACCGTATTGACTATATTGGCCTACAAATGGCTAAGAACTCAGTGGCTAACATCATGGGAACTGCTGGTACACCTCCAGCCGCATTATTAACATACTTAAATGCTGGTGCTTATATGACATCAGAAGCTGCCCCTTTACGCGGTGGTCGTTCAATGGTTATCGAGCAATTCACTGGTGCAACTATCGTTGACTCACTAAAAGGTTTGTTCATCCCTTCACCAGCATTAGATAAACAGTTCCGCTCTGGTTTAATGGGTCGTGACTCTGCTGGTATGGATTGGGTAACAGACCAAAACGTAGCAACACAAACTTCTGGCTCATGGGCTGCTGGTTCTGCTGGTACATTGACAGGTTCAACTTCTGATGCTGGTATCTTAACTTCTGGCTGGGCTGCAACATCAACAATCACTCTTACACAGTCTGCTACTTTGACACTGAAAAAAGGTGATGTAATCAGTATCGCTGGTATTTCACCGGTTAACCCACAAAGCCGCCAAGTTTACGGTACAAAAGCACGTACCTTTGTTATTCAAGCAGATGCAACTGGTACAGGTAACGGCACATTCACTGTGACTGTGGCTCCTGCTATCATCACTGCTGGACAGTTCCAAAACTGCGCTATCACTACAGCATCAGCAACAGCAACTTGTACGCCTTACACCATCGGTGTATCTGGTGTTGGCGTGGCTTCTACTCAAAACATTATGCATCACAAAAATGCATTTACACTAGCAATGGCTGACTTACCAATGCCACGCGGTGTTGAGTACGCTGGTCGTGCATCAAGCAAAGAGGGCGGTATGTCAATTCGTGTCGTTACACAGTACACAATTAACAATGACCAAATGCCTACACGTTTTGATACTCTGTTTGGCTGGGCACCTTTGTACCAAGAGCTTGCTACACGAGTTTGTGCTTAACGAATTAACGCCCTCTTAATCGTGGGCTTTTAAATATTTTAGGAGTAATACAAAATGGCAAATCCAGGACCAGCAACCACAACAAATACAGGCTTACAAAACCTTTCATCCGACCAAGCAATTCGTTTAATCGGTAAAATTAACGGTGCAAGTTTAACAGTTGTCGGTGACAACATTATCCCTTGCATCAATACATCATCATTCAGCGTTACCGCAGTTATCGTGACCAATGCATCAGCAAGCCTAGCGCAAGCTCAAGGAGCACTTTATACTGCGCCTGCTGCCGGTGGTACGGCAATTGTCACAGCAGCTGCTTTATCTGGGGCAACAACAGCGGCTAAGGTAGTAGCGCATACCGTAGCATCAACTGATAACCCAAGTGTAAGTAATCTGTACTATCGTTGTACAACCATCAATACCGCAGCCGCAACCGCAGACGTTTATGTTTATGGTTATGTTTTTGACTCTCAAGTTAACTAAGGGGAATTAACATGGCTAACACTAGAGGCGGTAAAGCTAATGGCATTGTTTATTCTGATGAAGTTTTTGATAATCTAACAGTCAATACAGCGACTACATTGCCAGCAGGTACTACAATTGGCGGATCTACTGTGGCAGCTTTGGGCGTAGTCACATCAGCTTCAGCAAATGCCGTTTCAGTAGGTCTGGCAGGTGCGACTAATCCGGCATTTAACGTAGATGCTTCAACGGCTACGCAAGCCGCTGGACTAAATGTAATCGGTGCCGCTACCGGTGGAACTGTTGCATTAAATGCGATTGATTCTGGTGCCAATACAAGTATTTCCATCAGTCCAAAAGGCACAGGATTATTGACATTGAAAACAATGGTTAATAAATATACTCCTCAAGCTATTAATGCTACTGCTGCTGCAACCGCCGCTCAGGTAGCCTCTGGTTATATTACTTCAACATCAGCGGCTGCAACTACTATCACATTGCCTACAGGTACATTGTTAGGTGCTGCTTTAGGAGCTGTTCAAGGTACTGCGTTTGAGTTGTATATTGATAATACCGCTGGGGCTAATACAGTCACTATGGCAGTTGCAGTAAACGGCATTTTATCTGCTGCTGCCGCTGCTGGTGCTGGGGCTGGTGCTGGTTTACTAACTATTCCTAACGGTGTAACAGGTCAAGCGTGTTTCACATTGATGTTCTCGAGCGCAACCGCTTATACATTTAGTCGCACAGCATAATTAAGGATACATCATGCCAGCATTCAATCCAACCGGAAATACTGTTACTTTCACGGCTGCTGTATCTGGCAGTGTTCCTACACCAGTTCAATGTTTATCAAATGACGGTACACAAAGCCCCGCATATCTTATTACCAATTTAGGCTCTGTACCTGTCTTTATAGGTGTTGGAAAAACAGCCGCCGTTGCAATACAAAGAGCGGTTGTCCCTGCACCAAGCAGTGCGGCTATCTGTATAATGCCTTCATCATCTAAAGCCTTTACATTGCCGCCTGACGCTTTCTTTACTGGTATCACTGGAAGCGGTACTGCTGTGGTTTATGTAGCACCGGGTAACGGAGAATAATATGCTACGCTCAAGCGGTGGATTGTAATCAACCCAACAACCCAACAAACACCAAGCCACTTTAGGGTGGCGATAACAAAGGTAACAAATGACACAAGCACTAGACATTGTTAGCCGGTCACTAAGAGCTGTAGGTGCTTATGCCGCAGGAGAGCCAATCGACCCTGCTGATGCTAATGATGCGCTAGATATGCTTAATGACTTGGTAGATACATGGTCAAACTCGACCATGATGATACCTTACGTCACAGAGATTATTTTTCAGCTTCAAACTAACGTCTATAACTACACTATCGGAAAAGGTGGAACTATCGGCAGTACGTTTACTGGTTCTATTGCTCAAGGTACTAACGGTGTAGGGGTTCTCACAGTAACGGCACTGGCGACAGGTGCTAATATCGCTATGGGTCAGTTTATCACTGGCGGCACTACTGCATCAGGAACACATATAACAGAGTTTTTAACCGGTGCTGGTGGTCAAGGTACATACGAAGTAAACATATCTCAAGTCGTAGTATCTGGCGCGATGCAAACCTACTATCAAAGGCCGATGAAGATTAACTCAGCTTTTGTCCGTGTTGCTACTTTAGACTATCCAGTCTATCCGCTTAATATTGAAAACTATGAGCAAATTGGATTGAAAACATTAGCAGGCCCATGGCCTCGTGCGCTTTACTATCAGCCATCAAATCCAGTAGGTAATATTACTCTGTGGCCTGTACCTACTAATGCTGCTGAAATGCATATATTCGCAGAAACGGTGCTTAGTCAATTCAGCTCGTTAGCTGATACAGTCGTTTTACCACAAGGCTATAACATGGCATTGCGCTGGTGTTTAGCTGAATTGCTACTACCTGAATATGGTAAGAACGACCCTGTGATGGTTCAACTTATCAAAGACAATGCAAAGAACGCTAAATCATGGATTAAACGGACAAATATGTCACCTCCTGCATCAGCAAGTTTCGACCCTGCATTACTAGGGTTTAAACATGGGCAAGACCCTTCTTGGATACTCAGCGGTGGATTCCTAGGATGAGTCAATCTAAATTAAAAGATGCTTTAATTAGTGCTTTATATAGCGCACCAAAACCGCTTACTCTCGATATAGCTTTAAGTATTGTGTCTGATTACCTAACGAAAAATAATAATAACTTAGAGTTGGCACAATTTAAAGACTGGTTTGATGCTAATGGCGAAACATTATTAGCGAGAATTAATAATGGCTGATTTCCTATTCGTTGGTCAGGATTACTCGGCTGCTTCACCTACTCAAGATTGTGAAGTGTCGATTAATTGGTATCCTGAAACAGACGAGATGAAGTCAAAAGGATCTGTTGGTCTGGCACTTCCAGCGCGAGGCATCATAGCGTTATACCCAACCCCCGGCTTAGTTACATTAGCTCAGTTAATTACTGCCCAAGTACGCGGTATGCACGTTCTACCAGGTGGAGCTACGATGCTTTGTGCATGTGGTTCAAACCTATACTCAATAAGCAGCACATTTGTTGCTACAGTCGTTGGTACACTATCTAGCTCAACTGGACAGGTTTATATCACTGATAACGGTGTTGGTGCTTATATCACTGACGGAACTACTCGATACTCATATATATGGGGAACTAATACATTCGCAATTAAGACGGATGGCGGTTTCCTAAACGCTAATGTCTGTGATGAAGTAGACAATTACATCATATATAACTATCCGAATACTAGCCAATGGGGTTGTACTAATGTTGGTGATGTAGTTTCAGGTGGGCTTAATTTTGCATCAACACTTACTTCCTCAAACAACTTGGTCGCTTTAATGGCTGATCATAGACAGATATTGCTAATGAGCGAATATACCTGTGAGAGATGGTCTAACATAGGATCATTCCCATTTCCGTTTGCAGTTATACCTGGCACGACCATACAGCATGGTTTAGCCGCACAGAACTCACTAGCTAAATCAGGTAATGGTGTTATATACCTAGGACAAGATACGCGCGGTAACGCTACTGTATTGATGTGGGGTGCTGGATTCTCTGAGCCTGAACCAATATCAAACTATGCCATTGAAAACGCTATACAAGGCTATGCTGTCACTTCTGACGCTATTGGTTATACCTACTCACAATCTGGCCACGAGTTTTATATGCTTACTTTCCCAACTGCTGATGTGACTTGGTGCTATGACATTGATACTAAGATGTGGCATCGCAGGGCATGGCGCGACCCAGCAACCAATAAATTGCATCGTCACCGTAGTAACTGCATGGCATTCTTTCAAGGGATGATTGTTGTGGGTGACTGGCAGAACGGAAAACTTTATTCACTTACTCAAGATGCTTATGATGATGCTGGCGACCCTATGCCTTGCATAAGACGTGGGCCACATATGACAAGTGATTTAAAGCGTCAATTCTTTTCTGATTTACAGATACAATTTCAGCCAGGAGTTGGTCTTTCAACTGGACAAGGAAGTGACCCTACTTGTATTCTAAGATGGTCTAATGATGGCGGCTTTACATGGGGTAATGACCATATTTTAAGCATTGGCAAGCAAGGCGAATATACCAAACGTGCAATGGTTCGTAGATGTGGTTCTGCTCGTGATAGAGTATTTGAGATAGAAGTTACCGACCCTGTTTACCGTGTAGTAGTTTCTGCAAATATTAATATGATGGTTGGGGCAAACTAATGGGTACCTCTACCTTAAGATTCCCTGTAGGGCCGATAGCAGATAAGAGTGGATATGCAACTATTGAATGGCGGCAATGGCTACAAAATCCTACTTTTGTTTCTTTTAACATTGCATATACATCAGTATTACAAGTAGCTGGTGGTGGCACTGGCGTAACTACGAGTACAGGTACAGGTTCGTTCGTATTGAATAATAGCCCAACTTTTATATCCCCTTATTTAGGCACACCTGCAAGCGGTAATTTAGCTAATTGCACAAATCTGCCATATTCAAGTTTATCTGGTGCTGTACCAACATGGAATCAATCAACATCAGGCAACGCAGCAACAGCAACTTTAGCCACATCAGCCACTACAGCTACGAATATTGCTGGCGGTTTAGGCGGTTATATACCATATCAATCAGCGGTTAATACTACAGCTCTTTTGGCTAATGGAACGTCAGGACAGGTACTTAAATCAAACGGCACTACCGTAGCACCGTCATGGGTAACACTTGGCACAATGTCATTGCAGAATGCCAATGCTATTACGGAATCAGGAACTGTAGCAGATACAAGTTATAGCTATCAAACGCCTTTAACTGGTTTCACCATTACCATTGCAGATGGGATACAGACGCTTATTTTAGAGCCGGCTGGTACTTTGCTTGCTGGCACAATAACAATGCCTTCCACGCCTGTAGATGGTCAGTTAATCAGGATTACATCAACACAAAGCATCACTACATTAACCTTATCGCCAAACGCTGGGCAATCTGTTAAAAACGCTCCAACAGGGTTTACTGTTAATTTAACTGGTAGCCAAGGTTATGAATTGATTTATCGATTAGCTAATACAACATGGTACAGACTGCAATGAACGAAATTATTGAACAATCAGACTTTGATAAAAGCATTGATGCACTCAAGCATGAAATGTGGAAACATCCACAAGCAGAGCTTAAGACAAGACACTATTTTGCAGACGGTATGTATTGCCGTGTATTACCTCGTTTAAAAGATACGCTGATTGTCGGTAAGGTGCATAAGAAAGAGCATTTTTACATTGTGGCACAGGGGATTGTGCAAGTAGCTGGCGAGGATGGCACAAAAATCTATGTAGCTCCAGCAGTGATTGTTTCTAAAGTTGGCACTAAACGCGCTGTACTTGCATTAGAGGATTCTGTTTGCATTACCGTTCACCAAGTATCAAGCCATGATTTTGACGAAATAGAAAAAGAGCTTTTAGAGGATGACTTGGAATCACCATATTCATTTGATAATAAGATTAAAACACCAGTATTAGAACACAATGCTGAAAGGATTGAATTATGAGTTTTATAACAGCAGCACTTATTGGTGGGGGAGCATCTTTACTTAGTGGTGTTATGGGGGCAGGAGCTGCATCTGATGCCGCAGGGCAAGCCGCACAGGGTAATGCGCAGGCATTAGCAGCACAGCAAGGGATGTTTAATACCGTACAAAATAGAACAGACCCATATAGCAATGCTGGTGCTGGTGCATTAACTAAACTTAACTCATTAATGGGGATTGGTTCAGGTGGCACAGCAGGAACCCCAGCCGGAACATCATCTAATGGTCAGACTTATCAGCAATACTTGGCTGGGTTTAATGGCGGTCAACAGCAATATTTGAACAACGGAGTACCAAAAGCACCGGGTGGGACATTACAAGATTATGGAATTGGTGAATACGCTACAGTTTCAAAGCTACCATCTATCGCTAACGGTACTAGCGGCGGCTCTAGAATGTCAGAAGCCCAATGGAATGCACAAAATCCCGGAACTTCCGGAACTTCCGGTACATCAGGTTCAGCAGGTTCAGCAGGCACACCAGGATTGAGTGCTAGCGACCCAGCAAGTTTAATGCATCAATTTAATGCTTCTGACTTAAATTCTAATCTAGCGCCTAATTACCAATTCCAACTAGACCAAGGTTTAGGTGCAACACGTAACTCAGCAAACCTACAGTCTGGCTTAGTAAGCGGTAATGCAATGATGGCTGGTAATAATTATGCCCAAAACTTTGCTGGGAATGCTTACCAAAATGCATTTAATAACTACAATACTAATCAAGGTAATATTTACAATAGACTATCTGGTATTGCTGGAATAGGTACACAGGCTAATCAGACGCTTGCTGGTGCTGCTTCTGGTGCTGCAAACGGTATTTCTAATGCAGCAGTAGGCATGGGTAATGCTAATGCGGCTGGAACTATGGGCGTAGCTAACTCGCTATCTAATGGATTGAATGGTGCAGCAGGGTACTATAATATGAGTCAAATGATGAATGCAGGCGTTCCTGTTGCTGGTGCAGGCATGACTTCTACTTATAACCCAAATACAGGTTCATATAACGGATAAATCATGGCAGATAACATTGACAGCGTAATATCAGCAGGAACTGGCGGAGGCAATACTCAGCAACTCGGTTCTATTATGAACATGGGATTGCAAGCTCAACAAGTTCAATCTAACCGCCTTAGTCAACAAATTCAAGGTCAGACAATACAGTCCAATGACTTAGCCTTGCAAAAATCACAGCAAGCTAATGATGAGCGTATTGCCGTTATGCCAGTTATTCAAAGCTTAATGAAACCTGACGGGACTTTTGACTTATCGCAAGCAAGAAAGATAATCGAAGTTGCACCTCAAACTGGTGCGGATTACATACAGCATTTAGCTGGTACTAATGAAAAGTCATTTGCAGCTAATCAAGGACTATTAAACTTAGACAAAGATGCTCAAGGATTTATCGGTCAAGCATTGCCTAATATGAAAAATAAATCAGCCGCTGAGATGTTGGGAGCATTGCAGGATATAGCTACGACAACACCAGCAACACAGCCTTTTGTAGACCAAATAGCACACCAAATAGGGCAAGCAGTTAATACAACTGGTAATGATGCTAAAGCACAGCAAGACGCATTAGGCAAGATACTTGACTTTAACAGTAAGCGTGTTTTATCTATTGCACAGCAGAATGAACTTAATACGCCTAAGTATCAAAATACTGGCGCAACACAAACAAATATTAATCCAATGGCGACTGCTCAAGACCTTCCAAATACACTCGCACCCGGTGAGCGTAGTCGAGTTATATTTAACCAAAACGGTCAGCCAATGACAGAAACAAAACCTGAGAATGGCTTAAATCCAACTATCTCAGCAACTCCTGTAGGCGGTCATGCTACAGAACCATTTGTTATGCCTACAAATGAAAATGCAGATACATTGAAATATGTTCAAAATTTGAGACAAAATGCTAACGTAGCCGCTTCAAATGTTCCGCAAACACAAGCCTTTGCTAATAATGCTATTAAATATTCTAGTGGAGCAACAACAGGTACTGGCTCGGCTTTTATCAATAACCTAAAAGGTCAGTATGCAGGAACTCCGTGGACAGCGGCAGGAGCTACAGATACAAACTTAATGGGTCATGCTCTTTCACAATTGACAGGTTCATTAATTCAATCATCTGGATTATCAACAAATCAAGGTCAATCATTAGTTGCTAATCAGGTGGCTAATAATGAATGGACAAAAGACTCTATAAAGACAGCTTCTCGCGAAGTCCGTGCGTTATCTACTGGTGCTAACTTATTCAATCAAGGAATGGAAAATACCATTGCTAAAGTTTCAGCATCGCAGGGAGCAAGTTCTGGACAGTTTTCTGCTAGAGAGTTTCAAAACGCATGGTCAAAAGCTGCTGATGTAAACGCTTATAAACTATATGACGCGATTAAAAATAAGAATGCAGACCCAGAAGGGCTAAAAAACATCATTAATCAGTTAGGTGGGCCAACTCCTAAAAAACCAGATGGAAGCATTATCTATCAACAAACACTTAAGAATATTGATAAAATGAAAACACTTCTTAGTGGGGGTAAATAATGGACGATATGGCAGATTTTAATTCTAATGATATTCATGCTGCTGTAGCACAGGCATCTGGGATTAAATTGCCTGAACCATTAGAGATTACTATTACTGGCGGTTCTACAGATAAACCTGTGAATAATCCGGGGAATATGCGCGTGCCGGGTTCCGCTACTAAATTTCAGCAATTCGATACACCAGAGGCAGGAAGTGCTGCGATAGATAAGCAACTAGCTATTTATCAGAAGCGAGGCATTAACACACTCGGCAATATTATCAGCACATGGTCACCACCTAATGAAAATAAAACGGCAGACTTAATCGCTCATGCTTCAAAACTAACAGGTATAGACCCTAATGCACCGTTAGATGTAACTGGCAATCCAGACCATATGCAACTGGTTAAGAATGCTATTCTTACCCAAGAAGGTGCAAAGCAACAAACAGGATATCAAAAGCCTGCTGACGACCCTATGGCTGACTTCTCATCAAGTTCAATCGATAAAGAGGTTCGTTCATTGCAGACTAATGTTAAAGATGACTTTAATCCATCAATAACACCAGACTGGCCTGATAATAATCCTATTGCTAAAAACTTTGGCGGTTCTGCTGTAGATCCGAAAGAAAATACATTATTAAAAAATTTAGGTAAAAGTTTTGCATCACTTGCTGATAATACTATTGGCGGTGTATTACCATTTGCAGCTAAACAGTTAACCTATGCTGGTGACAGGGCTTTAGGTGCAAGTCCTACCGATGCTGAAAATGCATCAAACAAAGCCGCTGGATATGTATCGCAACCACTAGGCAAGGCTTTTGGAATAACTAACGATCCAGCATATACCAATGAAGCAAGCAACAAGATAATGCAAGCTATTGGTGGTGCGTTTCAATCTGCATCAAATAAAATATCAAGCGCGACTGGATTACCATCAAATGATGTTAATAACATTCTTGGTAGCTTATCTGTAGCAGTGCCGGGTATGGTTAAAAAAGGAGCTACTACAGCGGCTGATTATTATAAGAGTTCGCCAACATTGCAAAAGTTTGCAACTGGTGAAACTGCTGCTGATATAGCGGGTAAAAATACTAATTTATCTAATGCAAATACTCAGTATGCGGCGGCTGGAAGTGATGCGGCAAGCATTGAAAGCAGATTAAGTAATGCTTCAGAACAATTCAAGGCAGATACAATTAATCAATTCCATGAAGCCCAGCAACAATATGGTCAAGATTGGCAAAGTCATATAAATCACGAAGCACTTAACAGACAAATAAATGCAGATGCAATTGGTGAAAGTTTAACACCCGGTCAAGCTACGCATGAAGGTAAGGCAATATCTGAAGAATGGAATAATAGAGGGACTAACGGTCTTGGTGCAAAATTTGAAGCTCAAAATAAAGCTCAAAGTGCATATTTACAAAGTGTTAGAGAAAATGCTGCTCCCGATGTATTTACCAACTCGGCCCCAGAACATGCTGAAACATTGATACAAAAATACAAACAACTACACGAAAATGATAAAGCTCCAATAGATGAGCAATGGAAGGCTATAAGAGAACAATCTAATGATGGGTTAATATTTGATGCATCAAAAATGATGGAAGATGCACAGAATGCTCTTAAATCTAAGAAGTTAACATCTTACGACCCTGGTGGTCAGCTTTTAGAGCTTTTAGGGGATGTTAAGCGCGGAGGATTATCGGCTGATGGTTATGTTGCATGGAGGCAAAATTTAGGCAGAGAAGCGATGAAAGGTGGTAATGAAGGTAATGCAGCAAGCGCAATAATTGATGCCACAAATAAGTCAGACTTATTACCACAGGCAGAACAGTATCGAAGCATGGTACAAAACGCACTTAAATCTGGATCTGACTTACATAAAAAAATTGCAGCAGACCCTGCATATAAAGCTGTTGTAAACGACACAGCATCAGTAAAGAATTTTGTAAATAATTATATAGTTAACGGTAAACCTGAAAATTTAGCCAATATGGTAAAAAATCTAGCTCATGATGATGTATCTCAACAAACTATAAAAGCATCATTATTAGATACCTTAAGAGATAAGGCATCGTTAAATGATAAGTACGAAGGAAACTTTGTAGCAAAGTCATTCAATAATGCAAATAAACTTTTAACGCCAAACGCAAAAATAGTTTTTAAAGATGGTGAATTGCAAAAGCTTCAAAGTCTTGGTGACTATAGTTCAGATGTATCACATGAAGGACGAGATAGTTATAAAAACTATTCAAATACATCTACTGATTTAAAAACACCATCATCCGCTATGTTAGAAAAAGCTGGCGGCATGGCGCAGACTGGCCTAGAAGGATACCTTGCATATCATACTGGCGGTGCTTCAGTTCCGATTGTTGGGGCATTAAAAGAAGGAATGAAAGCAAAAAATGCAATAAAATCTAATTTATTAGAGCAAGAAAAAGCCGCTAAATATCTTCATAGCTCAACAAGACCATCGGCTGGACTAATAAAGTAGATCAGTAAATAAATACAACATAAAAATATATTGCAACTAAAATTACTAAAATTGTAACCATACAATCTACAAGGAAGCGAAATGACAACATACAGTTTATCACCATTATTTAACGATGTGCAAAATTTCACCGCTGGGGGCATTCCTCTTTCTGGCGGATTGATTTATGTCTACCTTGCTGGCACGACTACGCCAACTCCAACCTATACAGATTCAACTGGTGGCACACCAAATGCTAATCCTATTGTATTAAATGGTGCTGGATTTCCGCCTAATGAAATATGGCTACCAACTGCATTAACATACAAGTTTGTCGTAAAAGATAGCCTTGGTAATGCTATCGGTATCCCACTCGATAATGTCAACGCATTCTCAGTGGTAACAATTGCCAATGATGCGAGCCTTGTAGATAATAGCTCAAATGCAGCCAGTACAAATTGGGTGCGTGGTATTAAGCAATTACAATTCCAAGCAATAACCACCAGCGGAAACTTCACAACTCCCGCCAATATATCTACTTCCACCGTATTTGAACTAACACTGGTTGCTGGCGGTGGCGGTGGCGGTGCTGCAACCGTTATAAATGGCGTAGCTGGCGGC